CAATGACGTAGTTTGCTGTAGGCTCCACTACTTCTGTGAAGATGCCTAGTGCTAGACCCCCTACTACGACTGCTGTTGCGAAAAATTCGATCATGACAGATACTCCTTTAGTTCTGTATAGCCACCTACATGAGTTCCTTTATCGTTAAACACCTGTGGCACGGTTGTTATACTGGAACGTTTCAATAAAGACAACAACCATTTACTGCTGTCCGACTGAATATTATATTCTACGTATTGAATGCCTTTACCCTTCATAAGAGCTTTGGCATCATCACAGAAATTACACTGATCACGTGTGATTATCACGTACATCTTTTCTCCATTTCAAATCTGCTAAGAGTTTCCTCTGTTCGTAATCAGACATTACTACCCAATCACGTATCTCGTCAACTGTTCTTTTGCACCCCACGCACTCACCGTTTTCTATGCGGCATACAAGTACGCAGGGTGACTGTTGGCTACCTACACTAGGTCTACGATTTCGCATGAGTCACCAGAGCAAGCCATAGTCTGCATAGACACAGTGTTATCCTCTTGCTCATACTCTGATAGCTTAGTCCAGTCAATAGACTTTGGCATAAGTTTAAGTAGACGCTGATACTCACCTTTTTCACAGTCCTGATAGGGTGCTTGCTGATACGTGTGATCAGAGTGTGGCAAGAATGATACACCTGACATTTCATCGAAGTGTTTGAACACAAATGCACCCACGTCTAGCCATTCACTGTCACGGACTGAGATAGTCACCGATGGTTTATGCTCACACCAGTGTCTCTGATATGTTAGCCACATCTCTAGCTGTTCGATAGCTGTCATATCATTACGTGTTATCGCATTGTCTGGCGACTTTTGAGGGAAGCTAAACACTGTAGTAGTGTCACCTTTAAACACGCAAGGCTCATTAGGAATACCCTGATCAATCATGAACTGTGTTAATGGGTCTTTGTTGTCACCTCGTACCGTGCGGATATAGTAAGGGCTATGACGTGCGTGAATCCCAGAAGCGGAAGAAACCAACTGTGATACAGTTCCACTAGGTTTGACGCATGTAATAGCAGCACTAACTGGGATGCCAAGGCGGTCAGCCCACTCAGCATTCGTATTAACTGCGACATTACGTAGATGCTCCAATGTTTTATCCAACCCTGCATTCTTGGATGTCATTAGAGGGTTGTCCATGATGCCTGTCAGAGACACACCAAGTAGGCGTTCCTCTTCTGTGTTACGTTGCCAGTCTTTAGACAAATACGGAAACTTAGTGTAAGTAGACTGAATCGTACCCAAGATCGTAGCAAGTTTAACCTTACGTTCAATATCTTCAATGCTATCAGTAGCACGAATGATGCACTCGCTAAGGTTGCAAAACTGCGCATTTCGCAAAATGATTTCACTGCAGGGGTTCGTCCCGAAGTCTTTATCTGCTTCACGCCGTCCGTTCTTAGCTGCTTGTTTCTGTGACGCTTGACGGTTGAATACGCCACGCTCACCAGACTTAGACTCTACAAGAGCAGTCCATTCACGCATGAATGTCTCAATGTCAGGCTTCTCAGTGTACGACACAGAGTTGTTAGCTAAAGCACGGTGCGCTGCAGTTTCCCACCACTGTCCTGACTTAGCATGACGCATACGGTCATCTGACAAGTTAGACAGGCTAATCATAGCAGAGCGGCGTACACCACCCACGACAACAATCTGTCCAATGAAGCACATCAAGTCATGACATTCCATGCTAGATAGCTTACGTCCTTGTGCATTCTTGAATGTAGATACAGCAAAGTTAAATAATTCTACTAGGGGTGCAGGGCCAGAAGCGCGTCCACCAAACGTCTTTAGTCGCGCACCCGCAGGGCGTACCTTTGATACATCCCACTTAGGAATCTCACCTGACCAAAGCAATGCTAGTAGTTGACGGAATGCTTTAGCCCAACCTTCTTTGCTGTCCTTGACTACAATAGTTGTTTCGCTTTCAAATAGCTTTTCTGGCACTTCTGGTAGCTTACTGATGTATTGACGCTCTACAGAGAACCCTACACCTGTACCACATAGTAGGATAAACATAGCTTCATCAAAACGTGTAGGCTTGTCTACAGCCACGTAAGAACAGTTGTACATACATGTGTTATCACGTGCTGCTGCTGCCCCTGCGGTCATCATAGAACGCATAGATGGCATAATGTCTTGATTGAGGATAGCCTCTTCAATCTCATTGATATAAGTATCATCCCCCGCTACGGGGCGTACAATATTTTCCATATAGCGTGATACTGTTTCATCCCAGTTCTCACACCCCTTACCATCAAAATATTTTGCATACCGTGACTTGTGGATAAAGGATTGATAGTCTGTTGGTAGTAGGTTGTTCATCTATTGTCTCCTGAACCTTTTAATTTACCGCGCTTCTGGCGATCATCTAACTTCTCTATATTCAGTTGCAGCACTTCCTGCAACCCTCGTCCGTAAATATTTGCTAATGCTGTAGCATAAAATACTACGTCACCTAGTTCTTTCATGATCTCTTCATTTTGAAAGCGGTTGCTGTCGCGGATTAACTTCTTAATCTTCTCCGCTACCTCACCTGCCTCACCTACAAGACCAAGTGTATTCTCTACTAAGCGATCTGAACCTGACGTAAGTATCTTCTTCTCTACCCACGCTGAGTACAAATCTGCCCAATCTACTTCGTCACTATCTGTAAAATTCTCATAGTAACCGAAGTTCTCTAAGTCATCTCCACTCAACATTATCGCTCCTTCACTGTTAAGTTCTCTATTTCAATATCGTCAACGTCATACATTACGCTAGTGATAAGATCGTGTACATCTTCCTCATGATTATCCTCATAGGCAGACAAGAAGTTATTAGCCTCATCTACCCTCACCACGAATGTTACGCTAAACTTTCTCATTTATGTGTCTCTTTATGTTCTTCTATCAAAGCGCCCAAATACCATTGAGCTTTTTCTAAGTCCTGCAAACCGTTCTTGTCAGGGTATCTCCACAGATACTTCATGACATTGAAGAACAAAGCAGCTTCCCCTCCGGGAAGTCGTTTGCATAGAGCCTTGATGACATTTACAGCTTCAATCTCTCTTAGCTTACCTGTAACCCACGCCTTGATCTGGGTATAGTGTTTAGGCTTGTTTACTGGATCAGTCATGCATTACCCTGTGTCTTTGTCCAAATATTAAAATCAACAACGTTACCACTGTATGCTTCTTTAGCTTCTTGCTCATCTGCTTCTACCTCTGCTTCGGCTTCGGCCCACTTCTCAGGGTACATCTGCTGCAACATACCTGCTTTATATTCATCTAGTACATCTTCAAAGTCATGGTATTCCTGTATATACATTAGGACAGCAGCCATACTTAAAGCTGCATCCATCATCAGTTGACCTTCTGTCTCATTGTCGCCTACAGATCCACCTATTGCTAAGCCTGTGCGGAAAGACATAAGCTCACCTGCATCGTCATACATAGGCTTTAGTATTATAGCCATTTCATCTTTGCTTAATTCATAACCCATCAGGTTCGCCTTTTTACTTTGACACGTTGCTCTTTCATTCGGCTACCTTTTTCCTGTAACCACTCTTCTGGTATCACACGATGCGCCCATTGAAAACCTTTTTGTTCACACCAATCACAATATCTTGACTTAGAACCTTTGTACAGCTTTGCATTAGCGTTGCTAAACACGAATCGAATATCTAATCTAGGATGTTGTTTCTGAATTTCAACGTGTTTACGGCGATCAGCCGAACTAAATATTCCTTTCGTTTCTATTATGATACCGTTGTCTAGTTCAAAGTCAGGTGTGTAGGTTCTATACTTTAGGTCTTCCCATTCTATCTTTAACTTTTCATAGGCTACGATCTTCTGCCTATCTTTCAGGAATGCAGCAGCCTCTTGTTCGAGGCCACTACGATACGTTTTACTCAGATGTCTGCGCTTCATCAGCTTCTTCTGTCCGTTCTGCCATCTCTACAATCATGCCACCAAGCATGTTGCAACGTGCATCAAGAACCTGCATCAGATATTGCATACGATTCATCTCTTCACGTGCTATACTGATCTCATGATACATAGACATTTGATCTTCGTTGAAGTCATCTGTGTAATATTCAGTTTCATTAATTTTAAGTTTAGGCATGGTTATCTCCAATTAACACATAATCTACTAAGGGTGGGTTTAACGCTTTAGAAACGCGACTAGGTAGTGTCTGCAGGTTTGTATGACACTTATGTTTAAAGTTACAGAACTTACATTCCTGCGGCAGTACAAGGTTTCCTGACTGCTTCTTGTAGTAAGTCTCTGGCTCTGCCTCAAAGCAACGCTCGAACGGTTCATCATTCTCAATGTAATCAACCAAAGCTTCGATCTTTGCTAGTTCTGCTTCTTTGTCTACACCTTCGGCGGGTACATACTTAAACTCACCGTTAGCTTTGTTGACTACCCACCAACCGCCGACATCCTTACCTGCGCCTTCTGCGTAACCTACAAGCTGTGCGATGTAGCCAAAGCTATCACCCATCTTTAGTGTTTCAAAGTTCTCAAACTTGTTCTTGTATGACCAAGGTGATGCGCTCTTAACGTCATCAATCTTGCCATCAAGTTCCATGTCGTACTCACCCTTGATACTTTTACCATTGGGTAAGTCTAGCTTTACTGTGGCGTTATCTTTAAACTCAACACCTGCTGCACGTAGTAACCCTTTGAACACAGCCTCAACGATGTCACCAAGTATCATGTTCATCAGGAAGTGTGGTGGCAGGGGCGTCTTGTCTTTAGGGTCATTCTTTTCAAACCATAGCTGACACTTAGGCTTGCCAATGTTTGACATGCGTAGACGGAATGCATCTCGGGGGCCGCTATCAAACTGCTTGTACAGAGCCGCCTCAACGTCAGAGGCAACCTGTTGGGCTACCTCTTTTGACATTGTGGTTTCACCTGCCATAGCTTTTTGCAAGAATGCAAAGA